GTTCAACAAGTCCTTCACCTTCTCAATCTTGTCGGTGTACGAGCCGACCCCTTTGGCTGAGAGCATGGCGCGAATCTTTCCGATTTGTGCCTTCGTCGCCTCGGCGTCTGGGTCCTTGATTTGTGGGGTGTCCGCAATCTGCTCGGCGGTCGGGAACGATTCCCTGATTTGTTCAATCAGCGTCTCGGCATCGGCGACATCCTTCGCGGTCGGGGCCTGCTTCAGTTGGTTGAACTTGTCACGCAACTTCGGCATGTCCGCATCGGTGAGGGTGGCGAGGTTGACGCCCGCTTCGTCTGCGACCTGCTGCGGGTCGAGTCCCTGCTTGGCGCACGCCTCACGGAACTTCGTCAACATGTCCACCGCGGGCGCAGGCTTCGGTGCCTCCTGTCTTACGACCTTCTGCATCTCCTCACGTGACGGGCGTGGCGACGTCTTGGATTGGAACACGTAGTTCGCCAAAGCCCTGCCGATTGCGGAGGTCTCTGCGTTTTCTACGTGGGATGTTTTATTGACGGGTGACAGGTCGCGTACCTCTTCGGCGTACCCCGTTGCGACGGGGCGCGGGTCGGAGATGTCCTTGTAGATTTCCGCACGGAACACGACCTTGTTGTCGTCGTAGTGGTGGATGGCGGTGAAGACTTGCCCGTTCGGGAACTGTGCCCAGAACTTTGCGAGCCGTGTCTCCACTGTCTCGTAGTTGTCAAGGTTGAATCGCATGGCTTATTTTTCCTTTCCGACCACACGGAACGTGCGGTACGTTGATTGTTTCTTGTACTTCCCAGCAAGAGCAGGATGCTCTGCCTCGAACTTCTTCGCGTCGAACGACGTGCGTGTCGCCGTCTTCCATGTGACGAGCAACTGGTCTTGCATCAGACCGTACTCGGAGTCGCCGAGCATTTCGCACAGTTGTGCCTTCGCCAAATCCTCGGCCTGTTCCGCTTGGGTTTTCTGTTCCTTTGCGAGTAGGTAGCGTTCGATGAGCGCGAGCGCATCCTGCGGGAGGTCGACTGCTGCGTCGGCGCCGCCTTTGCCTTCGGGGAATCGGCTTTGAACGTGACGGTATTCGACGACCGCGTTGTCGGGCATTATCCCCATGTCAATCGACGCTAGAAAAGTGCGGCACTTTTCTATGTGGGTTTGCTTCTCGTCGCTCGACACCCCCTGCACATGGAAGTGAAGGTCGAGCGTGGAGTCGAACACGACCCACGTAATCTCCGACACGCCCGTGCAGATGGCTTGCTGTACACCCTGCCAATACCAGTAGTCGGGGAGTTCGCCGCGCCAAATCTTGTTCGTCGTCTTCTGTTCGAACACCCTGCCGTCGGCGCTCATCGAGTCGATGGTGGCGATGAGCCTGACGCCTGGTTCGTCGTATGCGAACAGTTCGTCGGGTTCGGTCAACTGGTGTCCGAGGAGTGTGCTCGCCCATTCGCGGATTGGTGCTTCGAGTGTCGTGCCGCGAAGCATCGCCGAGTTCGCTGGCTTCGGCTCTGGCGGATTCGCCGCCAACAGTTCGGTGGCGAGGTCGGCTGGTGTGACGAACGCGTGCTGACCGTGCACTGCTGCGCACGCCGACGCTGCGATACGCGCCTCACCGTTCTCGTTGCGCCAGCGGACGTTCAACCATTCCTGCGAACCGTGCGCAGGTTTAGGGATTCGGGTAATCATTGTGGGCCTTTCTCTAAGTTGTGATGTTCTGTACTTCACCGTACAGGAGGGGTGTCACATTGTCAAGTCAGAAATCTGGGTTGCCGAGGGCGACGACTTTCTGCACCATGCCGACGGGGATGTGGGTCACCATGCCGACGGTATCCAACTCTGGTTCTTCTTCGGGGCACCACGAGCAAGTTACCGACAGGTAACCTTCGAGGACGTCGGGCCACAACCAGCCGACCGACACGACATGCTGCGGCTTCGGCTTGTACTCCTTCGTGGCTATCCAACCGTTCGCGGAATCGAACGCGTCAATCCAATGGATTGCCACCAGCGACCACGGGCAGGGAGTCATGCGTCGTACCTCTGGTCATACAGTAAAGCGCAGACGTCGGCGGGTTTCAACAGGTAGCCCCACGCTGGGTTGTCTGAACGGCGGGCGAAATCGCGGGACTCCAAGGCGTCCTTGTTCGCGTCGATGAAACGTTTCAGACGGTCGACGGCGACGATGATGAAGCCGCCATCCATCGAAAAGATGTACACCCACCACTGTGCCTTGGTGACTTGCAGTCCTGAGGGCACCCATTTGCCTGAGCGTCGCGGGTTCTGGCGCATCTCTATCGCCATGTTGCCGTTGCGGTAGCGGTCCGCTTTCACTTCGAACGAACCTTCGACGAGGTTTTCCAGCATGTTGCGGATTCGTTTCTCGCCCATCTGCCCGTACTTCAAATCTTCCGCGAAGTTGAAGGTGTTGGACTTGATGTCCCAGGCGCTGTTCTTCACTCGGCGTACGTCTCGCCAGTCTTGAACATGCGGGCGAGTTCTGCTGTCGTACGACTCGATGCTTCGCGTACCATCTGGAGGCAGCCGACGTATCCTGCAAGGTCGATGATGTTGTCTGGGATGTCGAGATGGTTGTCGAGTTCGTTCATCAGCCGCGACAGTTTGACGCACACCATGAACAGGATGCCGTCTTCGGCGGTCATCACATCGTCGCCTTTGAGTGCGTTGTAGATGGAGACGGTCCGCGAATAGTCTTCGAGCGGATGCGAGTAGGCGTTCTGCCTGTCGCGTGTAATCAGTTCATGCGCTCGGAGGAGAATCTCCGCGCCTGCGGTCGGGTCGTGCATGTTTCCCCTTTGCGAGATGTTCGACTTTGGCTATCAGATTCCACAAGTCGTCTTGCTCGGTCACCCCTGGGTAGACCTTCCTAAGAAACCTGCTTATTGCCTTCAACTCCATCTTGGTGAACTGTTCGCTCATTGTCAAGCATCCTCTCCGAGGCGTGTGACTCTAGGTGGTTGGTGAGCCTTTCGTCAACTCGGTCCACCTTGACTTCGATACGGTTCTGGGACTTGTAGAGCATCGTGAGGACGCCGCGGACGTAGGCGTGGTCGTCGTGGTTTTCCTTGCGGAACTTGTTCAGGGCTGCGACGATGATGCCACCGACCGCCGTTATTGCAGCAACGATGATGCTTGCAAAAGCCATGTCCATGTCAAATCACGTTCACCTTAGCAAAAGCGGCGGTCACCCTGTGTGGCGAGTCCGCCATTCTCGGTGAGATTTCCACGTGTATCCAGTCGCCGCCTGGTGCCCCGTGGATTGTCGGCTTCGTGTACGTCTGCCATTGTTGACGGTCGCACCGCCAGCCCCTGCCGTAACCCTCCCAGTAGTCGAGAATCATTTCTACGCCGAGGATGAGGTTGTTGGCGGTGAGGATGTCCATGATTCGTTCGGCTGATTTTCTGCCGTTCGGTTTGCCTCGCCATGAGAGGTCCATTGCTCTGCCTGTGGCGTGTACGGAGAGGGATTCTTTGCCGCGCATCGGACGCACGACCCACGTGCCATTGTTGGAAAGTGCGCCGCCTGAGAGGGCGCAGACTTCGCGGACGAACTGTTCCGTGCCTGGACGTTTCCCCCTGGATGGCCCGTCGCTGGTCCCCGTGTAGCGGCGGGGCATCGGTCTACTTGTTTCGCCCGAAGCGTTTGTCGGACTTGTCAAACCATGTGTGGATGACTGGCAGGACTGCGACGAGGGCTGCGTCTGCGATGAGAGTCCAGTCGCGGGTGCCTGCCATGTAGGAGGCGATGGCTGCGGCGACGGCGACTTTGAACCAGGATTTGAGGAGGGCTTTGTTTTGTTTGGTGATAAGTTTCTTCTTCATGGATGAAACCTTATCACGGGCGGCGGTGTTGTTTCTTTGTTTTTTTGTGGGCATTGGCGTCGTTATCGGCGTGTGTTTGCTTACGCTGCTTGTCGTTTTGTCGAAGTGGCCTGAAAGCGAATCGCTGGATTAGTGGTTATTCGGCTACTTCGGTGGCAGGTGAAACGAACACATCATTCACCGCATCATAAATGTCACCGATACCTGCGTACTTGCCACGAAAGTTGGCGTTGTACGAAGTCTGCTTCCATTCGCCTGCCAGACCTAGCGAAGCGATGAACGCTTGACCTGCGGCTTCACTCTCAGGGAAGTTACCGCCGCCGCAGTCATCGTTGCTCACGACGATTACCTGTGCGACGGTATCGCCGT